TCCAAGGTCAAAGGTCGCACTTCTTCCTCCTTAATCCATTTTTGCAAAGCTTCTTTGACGGGTCCAACCCAGTCTTTCATAGCTTTTGTAACCAAATCAGGGTCAAAAGGATCTGCAGGATTCACAACATGTTCCAAAGTTTTATTGTACGCTGCCCAATTAGGTGCCATTCTAGGTGGACCCCATTTGTTCTGTACACCTGTTACTTCAGCTACGTGTGGTGAAAGTTCACTTTCCACGACTCTGCTCTTTTGCGTTGATCTCAATGACGTCGCACCCAATATATTTACACATGTGTCTGCATCAGCTGTAGCCAACTTACACATAGGGTGTACATCCTTCGATACCAACAGTGGTTTTCCGTATTGTGATTCAGGTATGTCACCTGCTTTTGCTGACAAAATGACTCCATAATGGTTCTCTAAATCAAAACATGACTTTCTAAAATCGTCATATGTAACTGTTTGAGAAACACCATAATTGTCACGTTCCCTTCCTGCTATATGGAAACCCAATATGACAGGAGAAGTCTGATCAGCAATCACAACGCCCATGCAAGCTCCTACTTTGGCAAGTTCTGTATTATATGAAAAACCTGCATAAGTGAACCCACAATGAGACAATCGACCACTCTTGGCCAACACTGATGTAGTGTTCAAAGTCAAAGAAATATCACGCACCACCATTTTTGCAGCACAAGTACCACTGGGTATGTTCTTAGGAAGAACATGTGAAACATCTTTGAAATCTGGAGCGTTCGGAACATAAGCTGCCACCATATCAAGATTTCCCACACTCACACATTGGTTAAAAGAAACACGTAACCTGAATTTTGATCCAGGAGAATTGTTCTTTTGAACATCAAGTGTAAGCACACGGGAAGGCTTCTTGGTGAAATCAGAACCTGGATAGAAAACGTGTTTCGGAATCCATATTACTGAAGTTCGCGGGAAAAACGCATTGCATCTTGTTTTTGTTCCATCTTCTCTCTCGATATCCATCCAACACAGATTTCGAGAAATAGTATTTCGCACTTCCAAAGTTGCAGCACGTTGAACACGCTCATCACTCACATATGTTGCTTTCTTCGACCCAATAATCCAACCAAACCAACCGGGTTCTGAATCACGGGCACTATTTGTTTGCAAGTCTTGTACTCTCTTAGCATTCCACATGCGAATCATTGCCATGCCGACAACAGCCGTTGCTACTGCCAATGCACATTTAGATCCTTGTGTATTGACATTGCATGACTGAGGCAAAGCATCTCTTCGCTGAAAATACTCTTCCTTCACTTGCTGAATGCGTTTGCAATAAGCACGCATCAAGAAACATGTGGGCACGATGGGTGCGGCAAAAGCAATGCCAGGTAAAGTCAACGACTTACGCCTGCATGCATTTGCCAACATCCATGCACCTGAACATGCAAATCCAGCTTGGACATAACGCATATAGCGTCTCAATTGTCCATAGGCTTGATTCGCAGCCCAGATATCAACATATCGTTGCCCCCATCGTGAATCGAGAAGAAAACTTGGGACACAGTTAAACAACATAGGTGTAACAGCATTGTTCAAAATCACATCCAGTTCTTTTTCAAGCAACTT